AGATTCCTGGGATGATTTGTCCTGTGAATATGTAGGAGCCGAGAGCAGCAACAAAGCCGAGCATGGCAAACCTACCATTAGTTTCTTCAGCAACGTGCCACTGGTCGTGTTCATGGTTATGGTTCATAGGTCTTGGGGGTGTTTCGTTTGGAAAAATGTTCTGTGGTGTCATGTTGTTTGGATGGTAGATTATTCCAATGACGTATAACGCCAGAGCAAATAAAGAGGTTAGTAAGTAAAGTTAGATAGATATATAAATCTTTCAATTATCTTTTCTTAATGGTGAGTGTGTTCAGATAAAGGAGTTTGTACTTCTGGTATCACTTCTTCTATCTGTTCGTGATGTGGGTGTGCAAAGACTGGGCTAGCACACAGTAGTATTAGAATAAATAGTTTCATTTTTTTCGTTTAGGTTTTGCGGTTTTTGCTGACCGTTTAAAATTGGCAGCCGTAGGAGCTCCCTTGCTCCCAACTTTTCTCATCTTCTCGCCAGAGCCAGCTGCAATACGCTTTCTCTTGGCGTGGATGTTTGCATATAATCCTCGTTTAGCCATTATACTTTCTTCCCATATTGTCTCATCAATGAATCATGTTCATATGATTTAGGTTTTTTTCTACCAGATTTATGAAAATTAATCACATTTTTTTTATCTTCGATAGAGTAATCACCAGCTATGTGTGGATTATGCTGATTAACTGAGTTAGTTTTTTTAAGTTTTGCCATTAGCATTTCCATCTGCGTAGTGCCAAAGCTTTACGGGTTGGCTTTCCGTTAGGTTTTTTCATTGGCCCTTTGTTTCCTTTCATGCGAGCACAGAAGGAACGCTTACGAGCACCTCCCCCAGGCTGTGGAGCCTTGAGGTTAGAGCCAGTGGCTCGGTTGTATTTAGCCCTACCTTTAGCAGTGAGACCGCCTTTCTTGGACTTTTCTCCTCTACCTATACTTAGGCTTACGCTTTTTTTTGCCATGTTTACATGTACATTTTGCCATTACTTCTTCTTATTACCTAAGATTTTTTTACGTACAGCTGCAGGTAGTTTTGACATACCCTTGCTCATTTTCTTAGCAGGTCTACCTTTCTTACTTCCGTAAGTACCTTTTCCCATCGGCATTTTTTAGCTCCTATACTTTTAAGTTTGATGCAGATAATTTTCTGATGACATCATCTCTGAACGCTTCATCTTGTGTGTATTCTGGTTTGTTCATATCTCTTACAACTTCTGCCATACTTCTGTATGTTTCTGGAGCTGATTCTTTACCTGTTATAAGTTTAGAATCTCTACCATTGGCATCTTCATACTGTCCCATAAGTGCTTTAACTGCAAATTTTACTGCTGATTTATTACCTGTAGCTAAGACATCATCATAATCTTTGGCTGCTTCTTGATCTAGATTTTTTCCAGCCCAGTCCATAAGATTATTATAACCGTCTTCACCGCCAGCCATAGTCTTAACCTCATTAACATCAGCTTCACTAAGATAAGGAGCTGCTGTTTCTGTACTAAAACCACTACTTTGACGTACACCTTCAAGGTAACTATCTACAACACTTTTACTTAGACCAGCTTTGTTTAACTGTTGATACATGGTATCATCTAGAGTGCCATTATTTTCCTCAAAGTGTTTACTCATAGCAAATGGGTCAATGTCGTTGGACTTAAATAAGTCTCCTAGTTGATCTCCATACAATTCGTTTGCAGTCTCATAGTTAACTGCACCATCATCAGAATATAATTGATACTCTGGTTCGGATTCAGTTGTCTCTGTTTCTGTAGTAGGTTTTTCACCTAACCTTTTTTGCAACTCAAGATAACCAGCTTCTAATTCTTCAGCTGTTTTATATTTACCAGCAAGTCTTTTATCTTGCTTGGCTATAAGTTCTTCACCTATTCTTAAAGACTCAGCTTCTTTCTCTGCAATAGCTTGTGCTGCTACAGGATCATCTGAAGTGTCGTAGCGGATTGTTTCTGCCATAATTACTGTGGTTGTAGTGCGGGTGCAGCTTGATTTATAGCATCAAGTATTTCTGGATTTTTAGATGGATCCATCAAAGGAGTACCAGCTAGTTTACCAGCTTGGTCAGTTAATGATTGCATCTGTTGTACCTGCATAGCTTGTTCTTGCTCTGCATTACGTTCATCCATACTCTTGACAAGGTTTAATATATCAATCCCTTGAGCTGCTGCAAGGCGTTTGATAGCTTCATCAGCATTAAGATACTGAGCTAAAGCTTCTGGCCCCATTGTCTGGGCTATTGTAGTTATAAATTGTACTAATGCTTCTCTATCTTGCCCCCTACCTAGTGCATTTATACCTGCAACTATAGTAGGTTTAACTAGATTTTGAGGTACGCTTGGTATCTTTTTAGATCTAGTGAGTGTGTGCATCTTTCTCTTCAAATATGGTATGAGGAACTCTGTCGTTAACAAGCTGAATAGCCCCCCAAGCTGTCTCTCTAGTTCCATCTGTGTCATACGGACTTCTTCTGCTGTTGTTCTTTCTGATTGACGTACAGAGAGTACGAGGAAAGCTTCAGCTAATCTCTTCTCTAGCATGTTAATCATCTGATATGCAGTTTGGAAGTCAGCAGTTTTACCTACTTGGACTACACCAATGTCGTCTGGTCTACCTTGTATGATAGCCCCGTTACCTGCATTAGCAAGTGAGCTTGGTTTAGTTACAGAAGATGGTGAGACAGTAAATACAACTTTAGCTGCAGCTGCACTACCTTCAACGATAGCTTGCATTAATGCTTCTAAAGATTTTAGATCGCCAAGGAACTCTTCAACTCTAGAACGCCCGTAATCTTCTCCATCAACAGTAACAAAACGTAGTGGTAGCCAAGGAGTTTTATCTTCTGGGGCTTTACCTACGCTGTCAGGTAGTAACATGTCGTTAGCTTCTTGATGCCAACGCCATCCATTATTATTAAGTTTAACACATGTATAAACATCAACATCTTTTGTACCTTTGTAGTCACCTTTAGAATCATCGTTAGGACTATTTTCTGCATCTAATTCTGGCAGACTTAATAGTTTTTTACTGACTCTTTCTTTAGTTACTATCTCAACCACATTGCCATTACCATCTCTTTCAACTACATACCTGTTAAGAGGATACACTTTCATACCTTCTTTACCCATAAAGAGTAGAGCATTACCTGTAACAACTAAATGTTTTAGGGCAGCAAAGATCTGTACTCTATCTGTAGAGGCAGCTATGCTTTCCATAATCATTCGTTCTATCTTTGCAAAGCTTAAATCTAATTCACTCTTTGCTTCAGCTGGTATCTCTACACCTAATTTAGAATCATCTAGTTGTAGTTTAAAAAAACTGGTTGACGGAGGTAGGAGCCCTAACATGAGCTTTGAACTCAAGGTGGTAACTCCTTTGGCTCCGACTGATTGCCAAGGTGTTTGGAAGCTTTGATATAAAGCATCACCTTCGTTACGCATCAGTAATGTGGGAATAGTTAATTCTGCACATTCATAAGCAACATGCAGAAATTGTTCACGGTGACTAGATAACTCTTGGTATCTTTGCCGTGCGTTTTTCATTAATATGATCCTGTAGTAGAACCAGCACCGCCAGTGCTTACACCTTGTTTAGTTGTGATTCCTTTTAGCCCACCTGTAGCTGGTTTCTTAGTAGCTAATTTACTCGTACCTTGTGTAGCAGATTTCTTGTTAACTTTTTTAGCTGTGACTTTAGCTTTCTTTTTAGTTTGATCGTCCGATATAGGAGCTGGGGTTGGGGTTACTGGCATTTCTGTTGGAGCAGTTTGCACAGGTGCTGGTGCGGGTGGCGGTGTAGGTGCAGCTGGTACTGGTGGGGGTTCGGGAGTTCTCCTACCACCACCAAATAATCCTCCGATACACATAATTATTCTCCTTTTAAATTTTCTTTTAGTAATCTAATAATTGATAGTTGACCAGCCCTATAAGATATTTCTTTCTCTGATAGTGTGTGGTCTGGAAACTTGTCTGGAAACTGCTCGTCAAGATCATCAATCATCTTTTCGATACGTCCCCACTCAAGCGTACTTGGGTAAGTTGGTGTTTGCATGTTCAAAAAATGCGGGCATCCTAGCTCGTTTAGTGTCGGCAAGCTCTGGGGCTTTACCTTCGTACATTAGACGATCACTTGAGTTCGTCCAAAATTTTCTGCTTAAATATTTGTTAGGTGATATATCATTTAATGGTTCAAAAATCCAGTTTATAGTAGCCTTCCTAAGTTTGTCCAAAGAGTTGCTAGGACGTAAACCCATATCAGCACATACCAAAGAGTTGCAGGCGACATGAATTTGCTCATCTCTGGAAATATCAGCCGATACTGTCCTAAGAGCAGCATCGCCACAAAACCTATTGAAAGGTAGAATAACAAAGAAAATAGCACGTTCAGCCACCAAAGCTTTAAGGACAGTGTGATCTGGATGAGCTATCCAAGCATCACGTAATAGTTTAGCCTCTCTCTCAGCCTTCTCGTCAACGCCAAGAGCGTCAGCGATGTAGCCAAGAGCAAGGTCATGGTTCTCCTCGTCCTTTACGTTTGAGACGAGAAGTGTTCTAGCAATTTCGGGAACCTCTTTGCTAAGGGTTTCCGTAATGAAGTCACCCACAGGTAGCTCCATATGCCGTATTGCCAGAGCACGGAAGATGGCTTCTTCACTACCTTTAAGGAGGGTTCCTTTTGTGGGCTTAACGGGAGTCCACTTTCTTTTCCGTTGTAATAACTTATCATAAGGGTTCATTCTGCACAACCTATACATGTAATGGGTTCATTTAGTATCCCACTCAAGTAATCATCGACATCAGCTTCATCTAATGCAGCAAACGCACTGGACTTATCTTGTGTATCGCCCATTACTTGCAGGGAATAATATAAAGATGTTTGGGGGCTGTCCAGCCACTCTTCAATGAACGCATTGTCATAGGTTACTACATCACTCCAAGAGTTAAATGAGTATCCGTGAAGAAGTCCCGTTTTATTGAGCATTGTCATTATGCCGTCTGCTACACGCTTGTATGCGTCCCAGCCAACTTCCGAGGCGATCTCAACTTCGCCATAATCATAAGATGTAACTCCAAATGTACCGCTGTCACGGTCTACACTTCGAGCTATAGGTGGTGCTATCTCTGGACAGGATGTAAACCCATCAAGATCTTTGGTGCTGTAACTACATGATGCAGTAGGAGCTATAGCAAATGCTCTCTCCATACCATGCTCACGAGCTATGTCAGCTGCTGCTAGTATTCCACGTTTGATACCGAAGGCTATCTTGGCAGCGTTACCTTCTTGTGGTGTATCACCATTGTTAATCCTTTCCAAGGCGTGACCAAATTCTTCATAAGTTACTTTGTAACGTCTGAGGAGGTTGGCAAGACCGAGCACTCCGAGCCCGACTTGTCTGTCATTTTCCGAGGCAAGGTACTCTCCAGATTCTCCAACACCTGTCCTTGAATGGAGATCACACAACTCGGACATACCTGTAACGAAACCCTCTTGTATATTGGTGAGCACACAGGCACTGAGAGCGACATGTTGTAACAAGCATGTGCCACGTGAGGGCAAATAAACTTCAAGACAGACGTTGGAGTAGATTCGTTTTCCATATTGGTATTTAATTTTGTTTAACCAAATGTCACCCGACTTAATGCCGTGTAACAATGCTTCTTTGTGAGGTGTGTTCTTCCACATCTCTGGAGTTAAATCTACACAACGCTTGACCCAAGCTAATTCTTCTCTTGGTGTTGTGATAAATTCTAGGATGTCGTCATGATCTAAGTCAAGATGCAGGACGCAAGCTCCATTTTTATAGATGCCCCCCCTCCTAATAGTTTCATTAAGAGCAGAGTATACTTTACCAAATGATACAGGGCCACTAGCGACTAATCCTTTCTCATTGGTGTGACCATTAGGTCTAATCTTAGAGAGGTGTACTGCTACACCTGCTCCGAATCGTAGAGCATGACTGACAAAACGCCAGCTAGCTTCTATTCCATTATCACCCTCGATACTATCTTCAACTACAAATACTGTGCAGCTGACAGGTAAACGTCCTTCTGGTTCTTTAATCCACTGTTGGATTCTACCAGTTCTAGCTACCAAAGGGTGTGGAAACAAATCATTCAACATAATTAATTAGGAGTCCATAAAATAGGTTGGTTGCGGTCATGATCGAAGTCTTCTTTTTGTAAGATCTTGGCTAGACGTGCGTTGAGCAAAGCGTCATCGTCTGATAACCCTCTATCTCTATAGGCTTTACACACTGCCTCCCACTTGTTTTCGTTTTTGTCTAATAACTCTGTAGCTCGCTTGACTCCTATTCCAGGGCAACCAGAGTACCCATCTGTGGGGTCTCCAGAAAGGCTCTGAATTAGATGCCATCTGTCTCCATCATCTTTAGTTATCTCAACAACATCATCTGTTAGATTCCATAGAGCACTAGGTATCTGCCTCATGTCTTTGTCTGGACTAACAATAATATTGTTTGGGTCTGCAAAGCGGGTTGCTTCTATGCCAATGGTGTCATCAGCTTCTAGCCCTTCAATTAATTTAAAGTTATGGTTTTCTCTACAGTAATTTACTAAACGCTTATAGCCAAGGGGCTTACGTTTCATTCGATGTCCCTTGTAATCAGGGTAAATTTTCTTTCTAAAATTTTCAGTGCTTGAAAAATATAGTATGAAGTCGTCTTCCATCATAGCTTTTGTCACTTTATTTAGCTCATTATGAAATACTCGTAGTACTTCACTGAACTGTGACTGAGCGATGATGACATCCTCTCCAAAGTCTATACCAATCTCACACGCTTGTGCAGCTTTGTAAGCTAGGAAATCAGAGTCAATTAATAACATTAGTGTACCTGAGCCCAGTTGTCGCCAATTTGTGCGTCAGCTTCAATGGGTAATCGTAAGTTGTAATACTCACCAGCTTCTAATGCGGATAGTTTGCATACCTCAGCTATGTACTCTGCGTTTGCAGCTGGAGCACCTAACACTTGTTCATCATGCACAAAAGCATAACGCTCGTGGGTAGTGTTGCCTAGTTTAGCATCAGTTAGTAGTAGCCAACGCTTTGCGATGACTGCTGCCGATCCCTGCAAGAGGCAGTTTAATGCTTTGTGTTCTTTGTCCACAAGGATTTGACGTTTGTCGATAGCACGTATACTACCTCTCGTAGCAACTTTCTTAGTAGCTTCAACCAAATCTTCGAGACCGTCAACAGCATCCAAGTAAGCTCGCCTAATCTCTGCCCCTTTCTTCTTTGCAGCTTCGGGGGATAACATGTTGTCATAAGAGAGTCCAAGCTTTTGGTTGCCACCACCGTAAAGAAAGCAATACGTGATAGTCTTAACTTGTCTGCGAGAGATGCCAATTTTATCCGCATTGACTTGATGAATATCTTGTTCAAGTAAGATCTTTCCATACCTACCGCCATCGTATCTGGCTAAGTAGTGTGCAAATAATCTTAATTCTATACCAGCTAGATCGCTGTCGATAAGCTTCCAGTCTGGTTGTGTGATAAATAATTCACGGCAATCCT